TCTATCTGACATTTTTATTAATCCCAAGTCCAGGAAAGTCTTTCTTTAACATCTGCCGTTTAGGAAGGAAAGCTCTTTCTTTATCTCTGAAATCCCTTAACTCAAAGGATAATGTAGTTCTATTATGAGAGGTCTTCTTAGCTATAAAGTATTTCAATGGTGGCAGTGATATAGAGCTAGGAGAATTTAAATAAGTACTGAAAGTTCTAATATAAGTAACTTTAGCACCTATAATATCACCATAAGCAAAAGCTAATTGTCCAATATATTTATTAACATTAGCTATTACTAACTTTGGTCTTGGAGGCGCACCGTCAGAAGAAAAAGAAATATCAGAAATCTGTATAGGATACGGAATGTAGTCATTACCACCAAAACTAACAGCTTTTATATTCGCTAAATCCGTAGAATCAGTCATAGTAGCTACTCTAAATATATTACCCGCAAGAGCAGGAACATTAGTAGAAGTTAAATCTATTTCAAATAACTCTACTAATGCTGGAACTTCTGATTTTAGAACATCTTGATTAATAGTCATATATCAAAGACCTGAACTAATTTACAAGAGATACTGTAAAGACCTACTTTATTTAAAGACTTTCTGCTATAGCCTTCATTTGCCATTCTAAACTTTAACTGTACTGTTTCCATACAAGGAGTCCAAGTTAAGATTCCCCAAGAGCCAACACTATCTAGTACTGACTCTACAGTATCTCGTTCAGTCTGAGTTAAAGGAGCCCATTCAATAGTCCATGAGACTACCCTATTATTAATACCGTTAGGAGCTATTTGTTGATAGCCATCCCCAAACTGGGAGGAGATGGCTCTGAAACTAACAGACTTATCACTATCAAGTACTATTTTAGTAGGTAAAGGCAAAGCTGTTGTAGTCATGTCTTATCCAAATTTAGTAGTTCTGTTAAGTGAGTTACCCGGTCTAGCTGCTAGTCCGATTTCTTGTTTAGCTATAGTTCTCATCATAGCTTCTGCAATTTTCTGTCCTGTATCTGCGGGCTTTTCATCCTTAGAACTTTGAACAGTAACTGCTATATTATACACATTACTGCCCGATTGTCCAGTATTATCAACAGATACACCGAGTTTACCTTGTGAATTTCTCTTTAACGGTAAAATAGCTTCTGGCCCTGCTTCGCCCATTAAACCAGTACCATTAGCAAATGGGAAAATAGTAGGTTTAGATACTACTGAACCTGAGTAAGCTGAGATACCTGCTCCTGAGAATACATCACCATTAGCAGCTTGGCGTATAATTCCTGTACCCATAGTAGCAGCAGTAGCTCCGCTAATAGAACTACTAAATAGACCCATAAAACCACTACCAATACTAGATAAAGCTGGTGTAATAAAACTACTTAGTAAAGTTTCAGCCATTTTCTGAGCTAAAATTCTCTGAATACTGCCAATCATAGATGTAGCAAAATTAGCAAAAGCTTTACTAGCTGATTCAGTACCAGCTATAAATCCAGTAAAAGCATTAGAGAAAGAATCATTAAATGCTTTATTCATTTGTTCTGCTATATATCCAGATTTTCCTTTCAAATCCTCTAATACTTCTTTAGTTTTAGCTACTTCTTTCTTAGCATTATCAGATAAAGAGGGTACAGCTCCTTGGGAACTTAGTATCTCTTTCTGTTTAGCTTCTATCTCAGCAATACCAGCACGTTTTTTAGCTAAGGCTTCATCAGAAGCAGTACCCCAAATATCAGGAAATCCGGCAGTAGTTCTATCAGCTATTCGCTGCAAAGTAGCATCATATTCAGCCTCTAAAGCATTTCTCTTAGCAGCCAAGTCATTTAACTGTTCGTCAATAATGGCACTATCTTTCAAGGCATATAACTGTTTTAATCGTTTAGCAGCTAATTCATCGCCAGCATCGGCTAGTAAAGATAGTTTTAGAATTAAAGCACCATTAGTAGCTAAGAATTTCTGTTCAGCAGCATCCGCAGCTTCTGTAGCTGTAACCATAGTACCAAAAGTTTTAGCATATTCGGAATTTATATTTGCTAAACTAGCTTGCAGTTCTCTTTCAGCATTAGTCTTTTCAATAATAGTCTTAGTAGCAAGTTTATTAGCATCAGTTTCAGCTTTAATTAACTCACCATTTAACTTTTGAATCTTAACTTTATCTTTTTGAGCATAAGCTAACTGTAACTCTTGATTTAACATCTCTTTCTGAACAGCTAAATCAGTTTCCTGTAACTGTATCTTTTGAGAGAAGTAAGTCTCAATAGACATAGCATTTTGCTGATATAGAATATCTATATTACCTAAGGCTTCTGTAAGGTCAGCTTGTATTTGGTTATAACTATTTTTAATCTCTTCAAAAGCACTTCTATAGGCTTCTTTTAAAGCTTTAATCTGCTCTTCTTTTTTCTTTAAACCTTCTCCTGAGCCGCCTTTATCGGTAGCTCCTATATCTAACCCACTATTAAGCATTTCAGTAATATCTGAACTAGGTAATTTTAAACCAGCTGCTAGTTGTGCGCTTATCTCTTTACCTACTTCATAAACAGGTTTACCTTTTACATATTCCTTTACTTTAGAAATATCTTTCTCGACAGCTCTTGTAATTACACTAGAGCCGTAAGCATCAAATTGAGCTGCATACTCTTTAGCAAATTGGTTAGCAGTTAAGGCAAGATTTACAGTTAAACCTTCATCTGTAAAAGCTTGTTTAGCTGCCTTCATATAACCTAAAGTAAGAGGCACATATTGTCTAAAGAAGTCACCTACAGCTTTAACAGGGTCTGGTAAAATAGCTTTTAAGAAATCACTACCAAAACCTTTATAAGTCTCTAAATAACTTGTTAATAGAGTTTTAACATCAGATAAGACTACACTTAAAGTAGATGTAATAGATGCTGTAGCATTATTATAGTCTACTAAAATACCCCTAGCTTCTTCATACTTAATACTTAAATTAGCTACGGATAAAGCTGCCGTAACAGCCGCAGTAGCTACACTTAACATACCAACCGACATACCAGTTAAAAGAACAGTTACTCTACTAAGATTAGCTGCTAAATTTACAGCTAAAGCAACACTTAATCTAGCTGCTACTGCCACAGATAGGATTTCAATAGCTTGTAGAACTCCAGTGGCATTTTTCTGTATTGTTTCTAAAGCTTCTGCACCTAATTTAACTATATCGTTTAAAGTTGATGACGTTCTTTTATATATTTCATCTGTCAGTTCAAAATAAGTACTTCTAATTCTTTGTAAATTTGATAACAATTTTGTTCTGGTATCTTCAAAGACTGAATCATCTGGGCCGCCAAAGGTATCTCTATAAGCTTTTGAAAATTCAGGAATAAACTGTCTAGCTATAACTAAATTTTTACTCATAGCATCCATAAATTCTGCTACAGATAATTTAGTTCTAGCTGCCCCTTCTTTTCCTTTATTTATATAGTTTTCCCAAGCTTTAGCACCTACTTCTACAGCACCAGGAAGTACGTTACCTAACTGTTTCTTAATCTCTTCAGATTGGACAGTAGTTTTAGCATACATCTGTTCTAAAGCTAGATAAAGAGATTTAACTTGGTCAGTCCCTAAATGCAATACAGTAGAAGTTTCTGTAAAGTCTTTAAATACTTTATTAACTTCTCCTTGAGTAGCTCCTGCTAGTACCGCTGAAGGTGCGAATCTAGTATAAGCTTCTTGCAAGTCACCTATATATTGGCCTGCGCTCTTACTAAGGTCTTTTAAGAACTCTATATTTTTATAACCTTCTTTAGAACCAAAGATAGCAAAGAGAGTTGCTTGTGTTTGCTCTTGTTGAATACCCGCTTTAGGTATATCAAGTAAAAATTGTTTGAAAGTACCTACAGCAGTATTAACTAATTGATAAGCTCCGTAGACCTCTGTAATATGACCTAGCAGGCTTTTATGTGATTTACTAACCTCATCTAGGGCTTTTTTATTATTTTCTAAACCTTTAGTATTGTTTTCTACAGCCGGAGTCACAACAGTATTAAAATTATCAGCCCACTCTTTCTCAGCTTTAGCTCTTCTAGCTAAGAAAGCTCTAGTTTCTGCTTCCTGTAATGTTTGCGCCCTACTAGCAGAAACTGCTTGTTCTGCTTCCCTTTTACCACCTAAAGTACCCATTGAGAAAGGGGTATAACCTCTAGTTTCTATTGGTTTACCTATATTTGCTGCTAAGCCTAATGTACTTCCCCAACTCTCTTTAGCAGCTTTGTTAAATTCTTCTCTATAAGCTTTTTGAGCTGCTATTAAATTTTCATAAGCTGTCTGTGTTTCTTTAATTGGCTTTCTTAAATTATATAAGGCTAATCCTTCATTTTGGATACCTCTATTTATAAATTCTTGACCAGATAGTACTTTAGTTTGTAAAGTTTCAAAAGCTGCTTTATACTCATCAGTAGCTTTCTTAATATCTTTAGTTTTTTGCTCTAGGTCAGTTGTCACGTCAACTAATTTAACAGCCCCAGTAACATCGGCTTGAAGTTTAACTTTCAGTATCTGTTCTGCCATTTTCTTTCTCTTCTAAGATAATGTTAAGGTATCCGCTATGAATATACGGTATTTCAGATAAAGCACTTTCCATAGATACTTTATTTTCTTTAATCAATTCTATAAGAATGGCTGAGTCAAGTGCATAGTATTCAGATAAATAGTTTCTAGCAATCTTGTAAATCTTAAAGATAACTTCTTTAGTGTCCCAGAGATAAAAAACATCTTCTTCATGGGTTTCTTCCGCAACTTCTGTAGTATCTTGTGTAAGCCCAGGAAAAGCAGATAATAAATCAGAAACTCTATCATTACTATCTGCTACTTCCTGTTCATATTTTGCTAATTCAACTATCTTTCCTAAGTACTCGCCAGCCTCTATTAGTTTTTTACTTCTGCTTCACTATAATCGCTATTTAGTAAAGCTTTCTGCAAGGCAGTAATTAGAGAAAGTCTGTAAGGAGCAGAACCCAGATACATATCTAGGAGGACGGCTAGACATTCATCTGCTGTCTCCCACAGACTTTCATTCGGTTTAACTGTTCTAGTGTCTGCGACAGATAACTCTTTAGAGTTGCCGTTTTCGTCTTCTAAATCCAGTTTAATTTGTTTCAAGAACACAATTTCATTCTTGATAAAGGTATTCAGTTCTTTAGAATCCATAGAAGCTTCTTTAGATATAGATTCAAAGATAGTTTGTAGTTGCTCTAATTTACCTTGAGCAGTTGCTAGGTCATAGCGTTTAAAACCTACTGTGAATGAGTCTTTATTACCAGCAGCATCTTTAGCAGATACTTTAAGTTCAATAGTAGGAGTTTGAAGTTTAATAAATAATTTTACAGCCATTAGATTGTCCTCTAATAATTAAAAAAGAGGGAAGATTGGTGGTGTGTTCCAACCTTCCCTTAAGGGAGATTACTCGAAAATGATATAGCTTTTACCTATGTTACGGAAAGTAACATCACGACCTAAGTAAGTACCAACTTTACCTTGTTTGACGTTAGCTAACTGTAGCTTATTCCAGCGGTAAGTAACATATTTACCAGCAGCAGAACCAAACTTAACACTAACTGCAAAGAATTTAGATACATTAGAGTCAGGGTCAAATGCAGTACCACCAATTTGGTCTTCTAACATTGTTACTGCTACGTCAGTAGGGACAGCACCTTTTGCAAAACCTTCTTCACAACCTGTTAAGTATCTTTGGAAGTCAAAACCAAAGAAGTTAGTAGCTTGTAATGTTGCGAAACAGAAAGTTTTAGCTGTAGTGTTATTAGCTAACATGATAGAACCGGTAGCATTAGCACTTGGGGCAGAACTCATTGTATAGGTAAAAGTATCTGTTGTTACACCAGCTACTGTAAAGTTACCATTGTATTTAGCAGCATTTACACCAGTAACACCAGAAACTGTTACTGAGTTGCCGTTGGATAAACCATGCCCAGGAGCAGTTACTGTAGCTGTAGTACTTGTATAAGTAATACTTGTTGCAGCAATAGCAGGAGCAATAGTCGCAGAAACAATAGAACTTTGTCTAATTGTAGCAGCTACTTGAGTAGTCTGTGCGCCAAAGTTAGGTTGAATAATTGGTGAAGCAATAGGGTCAGCTGCATTACCTTTAAAGGCAAATTTCAATTTAGGTACGTCACCTAAGTTAGCCGACACATCTATCATACCTCTACAAGCTGTAAACTTATAAAGTTTTTGATTAACTAAATCCTCTGAAGAGGTTTTTCTATAGTCAATCGACAATGAAGAGTTACTTTCTGTTACGTTATCAATGATAACAGAACCAGCTGCTTTACCATCCCAAGCTGTAGCTAAAACAGTAACATAACCTCCGCAAGCTTGGAAAGCTTCTGACAAAGGAGCGTCATTAACTGCTAAAGACGCATTTAAAGAACCTAATACTTGTTGCGGAGTTTCAACACTAACATCAGCATAACTATCTTTTTGGAAAGTATACTCATCACGAGATAGTGAGTCACCTAAATACTGATAAGAACCAGTTTCGTAGGTAACAGAACCATCCATAGTAGTTGCAGCAATAGCATCAGTTGCCGCTGGTGCATTATAAGTACCAGAAGTAGTTTCGATTTTAGCTAAAATAGCTATATTCTTTTCGTGAAATTTTGTAATCGCCATTATTTACCCTCAACGACTTCTGCTGGAATAGCAGTATTAGAAACATCTGCCGCAATAGCAGCACCACAAGGACTATCT